AAGATTTGGCGGAAGTAGTACGTAATGCCGTGATGCATTGGGTTGATACAGAAAATAGCAGAGGTGGCCGATGAAATATCCACTTTATAACAACACCCTCTGCCCAGACCTTTGGGATAAAAAAGGTGACGAATGGACGATGAAGCCAGAGATTCTAAAAACACTACGTCAGATAGTGAAAGATTTTGATGATGAACAGCTGAAGGAAAATGGAGTAGAAGTTGCATTTGATGATGTGGTCATCGTCGGTTCCTCCACCAACTACAACTGGTCTTCCTATTCAGACATTGATTTGCACATCATGGTTGATTACACCAAGATGGATATGTCCAAGGAAGAGGCTGAGGCGATGTTGAGCGCCATCAAGGGTAACTGGAACAAGTCGCACGACATTACCATCAAGGGACACGAACTGGAAATCAACTTTGGCGATGTTGCAGCAAAAAGTGCAATCACCTCCATCTATTCCATTCAGAACGGCAAGTGGGTGATGAAACCTGTCAAGGAAAAACCAACCTTCAACAAGGAACTCATCAAGAAAAAGCACGCTGAACTAAAGGCGAAGTTTGAGGAAATCCTGAGAACCGATGATGAAGCGGCACTAAAAAAGATGTTGGAAAAAATCTACATCTTCCGTCAGGCAGGACTGGACAAAGGTGGCGAGCTGTCGGAAGAAAACATCGTGTTTAAAATTTTACGTGCTCAAGGCTATCTGGACAAACTCAAGGCTCATATCAACACCATCTATGACCGGGATATGACCGTTAAAGAAAGTCTCTTTGATAATCCAGAAGACAAAGCAGGCTACGTTGCAGCGGTGAACAACGCCAAGGCACGAGCAGAAAAATTGGGCAAACCATTTAATGACGTTGTGGATGGTGAAGATAATGATGACCTTGATGAAGCATCTTATCCAGGAAACCTTGGTGTGATGGAAATCGTCAAGTTCTACGAACTGGCCAAACCAAGGGACATCTCAAAGTTTGAGAGATTGGCAAGTGAAAAAACTCCAGATGGAACTATGGAAGCCTGGTTATTGGTTCAGGCTGTTACCGGCATGAAGCTACGAGGCAACGCAGAATTTGGAGATGAGGCGAAAGTTACACAATATAAAAACGACAATAGTATATGAGCATTCTGCTAAAAGATTTGCTTGGTGAAAAAAGAGAACCAAAAGTCAAGACGATATACAAAAATAAATGGTTGTCGATGATGAGCAAAAAGTGTCCTGATGGTGACACTTATATCTACGCTCACGAAACCCGTTGTAACGGAAACGTCATTGCGGTGCTACTTTATAAAAAAGATGGTGATGAAGTGAAGTATGGAGTTCGCTCGGAACGAACACCTTGTTGGGGCGATGAACCATCTCTCTCCTCTTTGACCGGCGGTGTGGATGAAGGAAACTCACCGATTGAGTCAGCTATCATCGAGCTAAAGCAAGAAGCTGGCCTCAATTGTAAAAAATCCGACCTTAAAAAACTTGGGACTTGTCGTGGAACCAAGAGTAGTGACACCACCTACCATTTATTCGCTCTGGATACGTCTGGAATGACCACAGGTGAGGCAACTGGTGATGACTCAGGCAAAATCATCTGGCTCAGCAGGAAGTCAGGAATCGACCGTGTGCAGTGTCCCCTGTTCAGCGTGATGCTCTGTCGTTTGGAGCTTGACAAGTTATAAAAAATAGATAGAGTGGGTCAGATGGCTAAATACGACATTATACAGACCAAAAGGCTCAAATTCGCTCGCTTTGGTGGCCTATCCAGTGTAAATCAAGAAGGTTACGTGGCTAATGGTGGAACGTTCCACTCACCCCCAGCAACTCGTGGTTTCTACTGCTTTGTGTGGCCCTACTATGAGCTGTTTCTACTTGGCGGAAATTGGACCGCCTGGCCTTGGGTAGTTGGGTCAAAATTTTCGTACATCCGTGATAAAAATGGTGAAATCGTGACGGATAAACATCCTGACTACGCTACCTACATTTCTCCAAATAAAGTGTTTCAGATTCCGACCAAAAACTGGAATAAAAATAGTGATGCTCGGCCTAATTACGATGTAGAAATTTCAGAAGCTGAACGAGACAGAATTGATGCCGCATTGGATAAGGACTGGGAAGACAATCACAAAGACGAACCGAGATGGATGTACGCTATTCGTCCAAGTCCAAAAATTTTTGAGCACACGGGAGTCATCTGGCATCATCTTGGAGAATGTCTAAAACATCACCAAATTTTGATGCGTCACGGCGATTGGGTCAAGACCTCAACCGAAGACCATCGGTTAGCGTTGGAGAAAGAAATGCACAAAAGTCGCAAAGACGCTATTGGTGGATTTGGGTCAGGTCAAAAAATAAAAAGTCCAATGAAAGATGCACCATCTGCTAAGAGTCCATTTCGTTATGGCAGCAAAGATCACTTAGAGTGCTTTATCGAGAAGATTTAGCCTTAACCGATTTTTTTGCCTGCAAGATGGGATTATTGTCGTTAATACTCATCTCAACAAGTTCTCTTCCATACTGGCTCCAATAAGCATCAAAGTGTTTGGCTTGCAGATTTTCTCTATACCAATTTGCCTCACTTGGTTCCATTCTGTTTAGATATTGCTCAACGGCTGCGCCTGGAGTTTTCTTAGACCGGCGACCGCCATCACAGGACATCAAAATGCTCGTCATGCAATTAATCACAAAATCGTATAACCTTCTATCCTTCTGAAAGGCGTCGAATATTTCAATATTATCTTCCTTCATCCAATTTTTATTCATAAATAGTCGGTGATATTCATATAAAAGTCAAGAACATCTTTGGAGGCTATAATCATATGAACGTAATCCAATTCTTTATTCATCCACACTCCCAAATACATACCATTATCTGTCTCTATTGGACTATCTTTGATGGGGGTTAAGTTCCACAAATATTTGATATTTTTACCTCTTAAATGTCTATCAATATAATCCGGAATTGGCATTGATGGTAATCTAGCGGCAATAATTTTTGGTTTTCCACCGGATATAATTTCTTCCAATTCTGACTCAACTTCTTTATGGGTTGGCTTTTTATTCATTTTCGTGTTCGGTTGCAACCACCCTATCCTTTAGCATACCACGTAATGCCCAGTGTAAATGTCCGTAATTCGGGTCTCCCTCATAATGGAAAAACGTGTGCATCAAATCAAATTTGATGGTGGCGAAGACCGTTTTCATTGGATCGAGTTCATCGTTAATACCCGCGTAATCATAGAGAAAGTTATTTTCCTTGCGTAATGGAATTCTATAATCCATTCCAAAATCAAAACAGGCATTTGCAGTTTCACCGAGATTTGTTTTAACATTGACCGCAACTGAAATGTCTAGTTTGAGGGGATTTTTAAACACCAACGACCCAATAGAACATAACTCTGTTATTTCCATTTCATACCAATCATAGCGCAAGTCATCCTTAATCTCTCCTCCTGTGCTGGCCAATCGAGCTGTGTATTTATCTAGTGGGTGCATCTTAATCAAACCGAATGGTAGAGGACTTAAACCACAATCCTTTTGTGATTGTGCCGGTTACATCTATTTTGGCCGGCGACTTAGCGGAGAATCCTGTGTGATAGAAGTCGGCCTTGTCTCCAACAAACCAACGATATCCGGTAATATGGATTTCGGTGTAACCTTGTTGGGTCAGCACTCTGGTTGCGCCTTCAGCATCTACACCGAAGATTGGGCCAGAAAAAACAACGATAGCGAGCAATATGAAAAATATCGCTATTTTTAAGTAATCCGAAATTGTATTCATTGGATGATTATAGGGTATTTTTAAGATTTGTCAAGTCATATCCAAATTCACTCGGTTTTAGGACTTATAAAAATCCATTTAGAGTGACCACAATCCCAAATACGATCAAAACCATTGACTTTCATATTCTCCCACTCAGAGAGAACGGTGTCAAAGGATATGAGTTTTTTGGATAGTTTGGATTTTTGCCAATTTATTCGACTTTGTAATGTGTCATAATTGTCTATGATATAATGATAATTTGGTGGTGTGTTATTAACAAATGTAAAATTTAGTTTTAGATAAGTTTCTCCTGAGAAATAACGGCGGTCACTGTAAGATACAATCGTGTTTGGTTTGTATTCTTTTATAAAATGGGAAAATAACTTTGAACTTCCACCAACAATTGTGGTATTTTGTTTAGAACAAAATCGGCTCATCTCCCATTCAATTTTTGTATCAAATCTGGACTTAACAAAAGTCATCAATGAAACAAGTTCGTTGTTGAAATATAAACCCAATTTAACAGTTGCGTGGTCATTTCCTTGCATGTGATTATCCATTAAAAATAGTGTTTTGTCTTTTGGTTGGATTGGTTTTACTTTACATTTTCGTGCATATATCACTTTGTTATTCTTAGTGAGAATCGTGTTGAGTATAGATTTCACAATTTCTCGTTTGTGGTGCCACTCACTGTCCAATATATGAATAAGACGTATTCCTTTTGATGCACACAATTTTGTTTTGTTTAGATGATAATTCTTATTTTTTCCACCACTAACCTCAGAGTGCCAATAAACTCCGTTTGTCTCAATAGCCACATTTTTATTTGGTAAATATAAATCAAGTTCCAGTGGGGATAGGATGGAACGGTTGTTAGTAATAATAGGTTCGTTTGGAAGAATTGTTCGAATATAATCAAACACCTCAGTTTGAAATGAAGACATACGTTTATCACATTTAGTACATTTCACATCATGTCCATCTGAAATATCATGTTTTTCTGTGATTCCGCAGCGTTTGCACTCAAATGGATATTTTTGATTGAACTTGGTCGTGACTCCATAGTACTCATCAAAATTAAATTTTGGAACGAAGTTTACAAATCGATAAGAGTTTATGAATTTATCAAACATCATTCGTTTGTGAGAATCTTTAAATTCCTTAGATTTTGAGGCGTGAGGAGTTCCATATTTTTTAATACAGGTTTTTATATACTTTATCTTGTACGCTTCTGTTTTTCTATAGTTATCAACTCCGTATTTATTTAAACAGGTTGTTTTCATCTTCTCTATGTTATTGAAATTTTCATCGCCGTGGTTAGCGAGTTTAGTAGATTTTACCAAAGCAACAAATTCTTTGGTTTGAGTAAAATAATCAAATCCATATTTTTTCTGAATGGAATTTTTGAAATTTTGTTTGGTTGCATCATTGACAGACATTGGATGTCCGCCATATTTTTCTTCAAAGGTCTTGGCAATTCCACGCCTGTTTTTTTCCTTTACTTCAGGAGAATTGCACGAACACGTTTTTGAACAATACGTTTTGGGTTTACGCTTTTCGTGTGTGAAATTCTTTTTACACGTTGGACATATTTTATAAATGGTATTTAATGGATTTTTTATTCTAGCCATATTGTTTGTTTGGTTTATATACTGGTATATAGTAACTTACATATAATATTTGTCAATGAAATTATTGACTTGGTTTTATTTATAAATAAGAGAAAACTTCTCTTGACAATAACCAAAATAAGGAACTAATACTATGGCAGAACTACTCGACGCAAATCAAATATTCTTTACGGCATATGAGCCAAAAGTACAAAATCGTTTCATCATGAACATTGATGGAATTCCCGCCTACCTTATCAAAGCTGCTGCACGTCCAACCATCGTCAATGGTACAATCACTCTTGACCACATCAACTTGAAGCGTAAGCTCAAGGGTAAGTCCGAATGGTCTGACATTGAAATCACCCTTTATGACCCAATCGTTCCTTCCGCTGCACAAGCTTGTATGGAATGGGTACGTCTTGCTCACGAATCAGTAACAGGTCGTAACGGATACGCCGACTTCTACAAGAAAGACGTAACCATCAACGTTCTTGGTCCAGTCGGTGACAAGGTTGAAGAGTGGCAGTTGAAGGGCGCTTTTCCAAGCACCGTCAATTTCAATGGAACGGGTCTTGATTGGGGTGCTGCAGAAGCATTGACAATCAACATGACACTTTCATACGACTACGCTATCTTACAATATTGATATTATACTTTGGTATTTAAAATCAACCCTCAACGAAAGTTGGGGGTTTTTTGTTTCTATTGTATATTTATATACACCTATGAAAAAATCAGAACTCAAATCACTCATCAAGGAAATCGTCAAGGAAAATATGTTCGCTCGTAACAACCCAGATGGTGGTTCATTTGGTGGTGGAGTTCCGTCCGTGTGGAGTAACGCCAAAGAAGTTGAATCAACCAAAGGACTACTTGATCAGGCGATGGATGC